AAGTCAGGGCGGATCTCGACCGTGGACGGCAAGATCAGCCCCGCGTCTGCGGACCAGCAGTGGCAGGAGAACACCGACCAGAGCAAGCCGCGCAATCGCATCACCGGCAACCCGAAGCAGACCAAAACACCGGGCGAGCCGTCCGAACCCATGGAACTGGGCGCGGCTGACGAGATCATCGGCGGACCATCCACGGCCACCGGCTACGCCAAGGCCCGCGCCGCACGCGAACTGTACCAGGCGCAGCTGGCGAAGCTCGAACTGGACCGCAAGCGCGGCACCCTCGTGCGTGCCGACGAGGTGCGCCTGGGCGCGTTCAACATGGCCCGCAAGGCGCGCGACCAACTGATCGCCTTGCCCGAGCGCCTGGCCAGTGTGCTGGCTGCCATTCAGGAGCCCGCCGAGGTCCAGCGCATCCTCGAGGAAGAGATCGAGCGGATCTGCCAGGAGATCGCGGATGCCGAACGGCCGTGACGTCTACGAGACCGCCTACCGGGCGGGCTGGCGGCCGGAACCGCGACTGACGGTCAGCGAATGGGCCGACGAGCATCGCGTGCTTGGCAACCGCTCGGGCCATGCGGCGGTGCACTGGCACACCGACACGACGCCGTATCTGCGCGAGATCATGGACGCCCTGGGACCGCGGTCGCCAGCGCGCCGGGTCGTCTTCATGAAAGGCTCCCAGCTGGGCGGCACCGAGGCCGGCAACAACTGGCTCGGGTTCGCGATGCACCACGCGCCCGGCCCGATCCTGGTCCTGCGCCCGACCGTGGACGAAGCCCGGCGGTTCAGCCGGCAGCGCCTGGACCCGATGATAGCCACCACGCCGGTGCTTCACGACCTGGTCCGCGAGGCGCGCGCCCGCGACGGCGGCAACAGCCTCCTGATCAAGGAATTCCCCGGCGGGGTCTTGTTCCTGACCGGCTCGAACTCCGCGACGGGCGTCAAGTCGATGCCGATCCGTTGGCTCTTCTGCGACGAGATTGACGAATACCCCGGCGACGTGGATGGGCAGGGCGACCCCATTGCGCTGGCTGAGAAGCGGACGACCGGGCCGCTCTACTCGCGCCGCAAGGTGTTCTTGGTCTCGACGCCCACGATCAAGGGCATCTCCCGGATCGAACGCGAATTCCTGGCCTCGGACCAGCGCCGGTTCTTCGTCCCCTGCCCCGAGTGCGGCCACTACGACTGGATGCGGTGGGAGAACATCCGCTGGCGCGACGACGATCCCAGGACCGCGGTCTTGGCCTGCGTCCATTGCGGGGTCCTGATCGAGGAGCGGTTCAAGACCCAGATGTTCGCTCAAGGGCAGTGGCGCCCCACCGCCAAGGGCAACGGCGAGACGATCGGGTTCCACCTCTCCAGCCTCTACTCGCCGCTCGGCTGGCTGCCGTGGTCGGCGACCGTCGCCGAATTCCTGGAGTCCAAGGAGAACCCGCTCCGGCTGAAGAACTGGGTCAACAGCGTGCTGGGCGAGACCTGGGAAGAGCGCGGGGAGACCGTCGACCCCGACAGCCTTCTTACACGGGCGGAGCGGTACGAGGCCGAAGTGCCCAGCGGCGTGGGCGTGCTCGTGGCCGCGGTCGACGTCCAAGGGGACCGACTCGAGTGCGCGGTGAAGGGATACGGCGCGGCCGAGGAATCTTGGCTCGTCGCCTTCTCCCAGTTCCACGGCGACCCGGGGCGAGACCAGGTCTGGATGGACCTCGACCGCTTCCTGCGAACGGAGTTCACGCACGAGAGCGGCCAGAAGGTCCCGATCTCCTGCGTGGCCGTCGACAGCGGCGGCCACCACTCCGAGCAGGTCTACCGCTTCTGCCGCGCGAGGATCGATCGGCGCGTGTTCGCGGTCCGCGGTGGATCCGAGCGCGGCAAGCCGCTGGTCGGCCGCCCGTCCGATCACAACCGCTACCGGGCGAAACTGTTCACCCTCTGCGTCGACACGGGCAAGGAGATCGTCTACTCGCGACTGCGGATCGGATCACCTGGCCCCGGCTACTGCCACCTGCCGGAGTGGATCGACGAGGAGTACATCGCCCAGCTGACTGCCGAGAAGGCCATCCGGAAGTGGATCAAGAACCGCGGCACGGTCCGTGAGTGGGTCAAGACCCGCGACCGCAACGAGGCACTCGACCTCGAGGTCTACTGCCTGGCCGCCCTCTACATCCTGGGGCCCGCATTCGTGAAGTCCCTGCCCGAGCGCGCGGCGGCCCTGGCCAACCTGCGCGAGGTGCCAGTCGCGGCCGAACCGGAACCGAGCATGCCTTTGCGGCGCCCCCGGGGATGGATCGATGGGTGGAGGGGATAACACATGGGTTGGCTAGAAGTAGGGACTACGCCGGGTCGGGCGAGATGCGCTGCAAGGAGCGCCCCGGCGTGTCCCGCTAATGAACAATCATATCCGAAACATGCTGAAAGTTCAACTATCGAAAAGGTCTGCGGGGTGCATCGAGCGCGCCAGGGGCGCGGTCTTGCGGCCGCCAGTCCGACTCCACCGGCGATAGGGCCCCTGCCTAGCCTCTCTGCCGCCAGGACCTGTCCCCAAATCGCCATTTCTCGCGACAACTGCAAGCTGCTGCAAATAATGCATTTATATGCTGTTTTGCCTTCCCATTCGGCCCAGAAAGCTCGTCACTGTCAGTGCGGCGGGCACGGGGCCCGACGCCCCGAAAGGAGCACATCATGACGGTCAACGAGATGATCGAACGCCTGCAGGAGGCCGCCGACGACGGGTTCGGCGAGTGCGAGGTGCGCCTCGCCTTCCAGCCCAGCTGGCCGCTGCATTTCACCGTCGCCGGGATCGCCACACCGGACGACGAGTCCCGCGCCCAGGGCGAGCCCGACGAAGAGCCCGATGACGCCGCCTCGGTGGTCTACCTCGTCGAGGGTGGCCACCCGAACGACGACTCCCCCTACGCCCCGGCCTGGGCCTTCGCCGCGGCGCAGTGAGGAGGCCGGCCCCATGTCGAAGAACCATGACCACCCGGCCCGGCTCCGCTTCAGCGACGGGATGGAGTTCGACCTCAGCGGCGATCTGCGGGTCGTCCACCGGCGCGACGGCTGGTACGTCGTCGGTCGGGGGATGCTCATCCCCGTCGCCGATCGCGAAGAAGGCGACCGCACGGTCGCCCAGATGAAGGAAGAAGGAGGCAGCGACGATGCGATACGGACCTGACGACAAGTTCTGGGTCGTGGTCGACCCGAAACCACACAGCACACTCGATGACCTCGTGTTCGAGGCCTCGTTGCGCGACCTCGAGTTGCAGTTCAAAGGCGGACTGCAGATCGACGAGAACCCGACCCTGTTCACCGACCGCCAAGAGGCGCGCCTGGAAGCCTACGGGCGGCTGACCGCGATGCGGGCCAGCCAGGCCATCCTGCGCGCCGGCCGCGAGAACCCCGACACCCGGATCGACCGCGTCGAGATCTACGGCGCTGACGGGACGCTGGTGTTCGCAGCGGACATTCCGCAGGAGGTCGACTGACATGGCGACGGGCGCGACACCCCGATTCGGCCTGAAGGCCCATCAAGTGTTCTGGAATGAGCAGGGCAGCATGGTCTGCGCCTGCTGCCACATCCCCTACCCCGGATCCGACACCTGGATCTGGGAGCGATGGGAAGAGATCACGCCCGCTGACATGGCGGAGATCGACCGCCAGGGCGGGCGCGTGGCGTGCGAGGGCTGCGGCAAAGAGCCGAGCCGGATCGTGCGTCTGGACCCGAGCGAAAGGACCAATCGATGAGCAAGACCACCAAGAAGACCACGCGGGCCCGCAAGCCCGCCGCGGAGAAGCCGGCCGCCGAAGCGAAGACCAAGGCCACGCCCGAGGAACTCTGCGTGTTCGCCTTCCGGCTGACCGAAGCCGAGCGCGACGCCATCCACAAGGCGGCCGGGCCGGCGAAGGCCTCGAAGTTCGCGCGCAACCTGCTGGTGGCCGCCGCCAAAAAGGATGATGTGGCGGTTCGGGCGATCATGAAGGAGATCTCGGCCGTAGCCTAGCTCGCTGGCTCTAGCCCAGCGCCGACGACCTCTCGGCGACCCGAGGGGTCTGTCGGCTTCTCAGGCCAAGCCTGCGCCCACCGGCCAGCAACCTGTCAAAAGTACGTCAGGACTTGATTACGATCCCAATGCCCTGACTGAGCATTTCACTCTCATCGTCAAACCACTTACCCGGGAGCGTAATGGTGCACAACGCATCGAGCGGAAGCGAATTGCTCGCTGCAATTCGTAGGTTCAGCTCATACTCCCCAGGGCTACACTCGTTTGATCTCGTATTTGGCACCACCTCAGTATCCAGGATGAGCTTCACGTCTTGGGAAACTCCCGCCGTCCCTACCCTATGGTTCTCTGGCTTCGCAATGAATCCCAAGTCACAATGCCGGCCCATTCTGGGAGACAATCCCGGAGCAAATACCTCCTTCGTGTGCGCCCACATTAGGTTCATTGGAAGGAAGGATCCGACTTTCTCGAACCCTCCGTCTGCCTTCTTGCGACGCAGTTCTGCAGCGAATACTTGGACGTTCTCTGCACGGATGCTACCGTGGTTCTCGACCCACAGCCGGAAATAGTACGCATCGCGAGACTCAACGATCTCTCCGGTCGCCCGGCTGATCGAGTTGATCGGTATCTTGTGGCAATCGGGCGGCTGGAGAGAGATTCGTACCTTCAGTCGAGGTCTACGCCAGTGCCTCACGATATCTTCTTTCCAAAGGGCGACAACGACTGCGAGAAACGTCGCCAATGCTGCTGCCCACGCCGCCCACTGAATTCCGCCGCTGGGGGTTTCCACATTGTCCTCCTCGAGACGAGAGATCGCAGGCTGCCATAGGGACATCAGACCTAGACCCCGTGCCTCCGAATCCGGTTCTCATTGCAGCGTACCGGGCTATGACTCGGTCGTAAATCCAAACCTATGCAAGTGCTACCGACTGCGTCAGCGGGCGCGCTCCACCGCTTCACCGTTTCACCATTCACCCCCGGAGTCTCAAACACGCGAGCAAAGGGAGAGAGAAATACGCGCGAGCATGGGTGAATAGAGAAATAGAGAGAGAGTGTGTTTATATATAATGACTTACAGTCTCGACGCTTCACCCTACTTCACTTCCTTCGAGATGGGGTGAAAAGGTGAAAAGGCCCGCATCGACTTGACTGCCTTGTGATTGTGGCGCATAGGCCTCAGCCCGTTTCACCTTGGGAGCATTCACCGCGCAGAACTGAGGTCCACCAGCCTGTAGAAGCGCGCCGTAGAGCCGCGACCACATGCGGTCCGGGTGATGATGTCCCCGCGCTGCTCCAGGGTCGCCACGAGCACTTGGAAGGTCTTGGCGTCGACCTTCATCCGCTTCAACAGGACGCTGTGTGGGAGTTCGCCACTGGGCGCCCCGCCGAGCTTCTTGAGGAACTTCAGGCACTCCGCCTGGAACGGATTCTCCGCCACGTGTGATTGGGCCATGAACAGCATACGCCGAGCCTGGTGCGTGACGAACCGCCGCGCCCACTCGGCGGCCGGCCGGCCGATCTGCGGCTCGACGTGGTTCTCGCTGATGGCATAGAGCAACGCCAGCTTCCGGGCGTGCTCGCTGACACGACCCCAGACTGTCGTGCCGGCTTCGTTGTCGGCCGCCTCAGCCAGCGCGTATTCGGCTTCCGCTTCGAGGCGCGTCTCGACCAGGATCTGCCTGGCTTCCTCCGTCTGTGGGACTACCCTGGGTTCCGGATGCCAGTCCTCGAGGTTGCCCGTTCCGGGCCGAAACTCTGCCCACCAGCGGGCGGTCTCCAGGATCCGCTCGGGCAACGGCTTCAGTCTCGGTTCCTGTCCCGGCGATCGCCCGCCGCAGTCGAGAATGATCATGCGCGCGAAGAACCCGTTGGTCAGCATCCGCTCAGAGAGCGCTTCGTAGTAGTGGTTTGGGATCGCAGTACCGAAAACGACCAGGCACGGTTGGTCGATGGCTCCAGGCGCGTCCTTTCCCGCCTTCCGCCTCATGGGGAACACTGAGTCGGCCGACGAATAGATCGTCAGCATCGTCCCCATGATGTTTTCGTGGCGAGCATCGCGAGACTTGTTGATCGACTGCAGCATGCCGTCGATCTCGTCCGTCTGGAACAGCATCGTGGGCTCGGTGTAGAGTGCGTCCTGGATGCCCTCGCCCGAGGCGAACCGCCCACCGACCTGCCCCGACAGCCCGACCGCATGCAGGATCTCGGTGTTGAGCTTCCTAGGCCGGTCCTTGCCGGCGGCCGAATGCGCCAAGCCCAGCAGGTACAGGTTCGTCCGATTGTCTCCCGGGTCGCGGACCTTGCGGCCGGCGAGCGTCGCTTGCAGCGCCAGAGCGCCAGCGAAACTCATCACCAGATTGGGATACGGAGCCGTTGCCAGGCAATGATCCATGACCTCCGACACAAAGCCCGGGATTCGGAACAGTTCATCAGGCATCGGGCCGGGGTCCCGGACACCAAGGGGTCCATCGTCGATCGCGCCGGCATCTGCGGTATCCTGCCCCCAGTGGTTCTCCGCTACCGCCACCGCGACCTGGTCAGGCTCATAGCGGGCAATGCTGGCAGCGATCCGCTCGATCTCTCGGTCCCTGAGGGGGGGCCGGCAACGGTCCTGGTTCGCCCGCGTCAAGGCGGCCAAGATCTCGTCCTGGCTCATCCCCACCCGGCGCATAGCGCCGCCCAGACGGGCCAACGTGGCGTTCCGGTGGCCGGCTGGTATTGCGTTGCCACCGGCCGCCGACGTCGCGCCCTGAGGCGCCACGGGCGCACCCTGGGCCGCCACCTGGCCGTCCTCGGCGGGCCGGCTGGCGCCTTGGGCGAACAGGTCCGCCCCGCCCTCCACCTGCGTCGCAAGCCACGCCGGCGGCTCGGGCAGACCCCTTGGGCACGTTTCGAGGTTCTCGGTCCACCGGTATGGCTTGCCGCCTACCACCGAAGGCGGCAGGACGATGTAGCCGCCGTTGGCCCGGGTGTCGACCTTCGGCGCGAGCCGGCTCGCTGTGTTGTTCCAGGCTTTGTCCGCCGGCTGCCGGAAGATGTAGTGCCGTCCACCGCGAGGGGTCAGCGATACCGGGCACTCCGCGAGACCCTCCAGGTCATCGCCGGGCCAGGGGTTGTCCGCACCATCGACGTCCACGACCAGAAGGCCGGCGGTCGGCATGCCGATGTTCGCGTCCGGCCGCGCCGTCCACCAGGCCTCGATCTGGCCGGCGTCCGTCGTGGCGTCCAGGAACCCATGCGCTGTCGCGGGGGCCTTCCCTCCCGGAACGCACGGGAAGACCGGGTACCCGAGTTCCGCATACCTCAACGCCGCCTGCAGCATCTTCCCCTTGGATTCGCCCACAAGACACCTGCTTCATGGTCAGAAGGGTAGATCGTCGTCATCCAGCGGGTTGTAGGTGCCCGCGGAGCCACCGGCCAGGACCCCAGCCGGCACGAGGTCGTCGTCCATCCCCGGCTCGCGCCAGGCGGGCCTGTCATCCAACTCGTAGCCGATGATCCGCGGGTATTGGCCACCTACCACGGTGCGCACGGTGATCGCGCGGGTCCGGCATAGCGCGCCGTCATTGGCCATCAACACCGCCTCGTCCGCGTTCCGCGGCACCGGAGCGGTCGACCGGCGTCGCCACCACGATTCGGCCTTCTGGCGGGCCCAGCCGGTATGCTCAAAGCAGACCCACTCGGACTGGTGCTGGTGGAAGCCGATCCGGTACTCGACCCGCAGCGTCTTGGGCGCATCCTCTGGAGCGCCCTTCTTGCTATGGACGCTGTAGAACACCTCACGAACTTCGTGGACGCTGGTCGTCACCTCGCCCGAGAGGATGCCTTCGGTAGACGCCGTCGCCTCGTGCTGCCTGCGCTCCGGAGGCGGGAACTCGTAGCCGCAGTCCGGGCACATGGCGTAGCCGGCGGCGATCAGGCTCTGGCACTGGGGGCACTGCTTGGCCGGCGCCTCGCCTGCTACCCGGTGGTTGACTGCCTGAACTCGAATCGCATCGACAGGCCCATGCCGCAGCACGTTGCCGCCGAAGTCCAAGACCAGGCAGTTCTCCTTGCCCTCGTTCAAACGGAAGCCGCGTCCGACCATCTGGTAGTAGAGACCCGGGGAGAGCGTGGGCCGCACCATGGCCACGCAGTCGATGTTCGGGGCATCGAAACCCATGGTCAGCACGTTGACATTCACCAGGTGCTTGATCTTGCCAGCCTTGAATTCCGCCAGGACCCGGTCGCGCTCCTCGGTCGCGGTCTCGCCAAAGACGGTGGCCACCGGCTCGCTGGCCATCCGGCGCAAGACTGCGGCAACGTGCTCTCCATGCTGGATCCCGGTGGTGAATACGAGGACCGAGCGTCGTCCCTGGGTCTGCTCGACGATCTCCCGGCAGGCCGACTCGACGAGTTCGTCGGTGTCCATGAGGTCCTCGGCCTCGCCGGCCACGAACTCACCCGCGCGCACATGCAGGCTCGACGTATCCAGCGGCTGGGCGCACCCCTTTGTGATCAGTGGGCAGAGGCAGCCCTGGACGATCAGCTCCTTCACGCCGATATCGTAGCAGACCTGGTTCAAGACGTTGCCCGGCTCACAGATCATCCCGCTCTTCATCCGGAACGGGGTCGCCGTCAATCCGATCACCCGCAGGTTAGGGTTCACCTTGCGGGCTTCCTCGAGAAAGGTCCGGTACATGCCGTCGCCGTCCGGAGGGATCATGTGCGCCTCGTCGATGATCACCAAGTCGAAGGCGTCGAGCTCGCAGGCCCGCCGGTACACCGACTGGATCCCCGCGATGATGATCGGGTGCTCGGTGTCCCGGCTCTTGAGGCCCGCCGAGTAGATTCCGGTCTTCATCCACATCTCGGGCGCCACGACATGGATTTTGTCCAGCGCCTGCTCGAGCAGCTCCTTGACGTGGGCCAGGATCAGGACTCGGCCGTTCCATCGACCGACAGCGTCGCGGCAAATCGTAGCCATGACCGGCGTCTTGCCGCCGCCAGTGGGAATCACGACACACGGGTTGTCCTCGCGCTCGCGCAGATGCCGGTAGATAGCGCTGACCGCCTCCTGCTGATAGGGCCGCAGTTCAAGCATCCGGGAGCTCCTCCAGGCGCACCAGGGTGCGGCCGCCGCGGACCGGCCCCCGCATCTCGATGTTCAGCTTCTTGATCTGGCTGTCGTCGGCGTACAGGCCGCCGTGTTGGAGGGCGTCCAGGAGCGCCTTCTGCACGTTGTCGATGTCTCTGCGCTGCCCATCTGGCGGATAGACTTCGATCTCCAGATGCAGCGGCCCCTCCAGGCCCGCAATTCCGAGGCTTGCGAGAGTGGCGCAGACCCGTTCGCGGAACCTGCGCCCCTCGCGACTGATGAGCGTCCGCGGGCCAACGCGCCGGTAGTAGTGATTCACCGACGGTGGGAACGGCAGCTCGACCTCGATCATCGACGGGCCCAGGGCGGGGTACTGGTCGCCTCCTGCTGGGGCGCACCCGCGGCGGCGTCCTTGCGGGCGTAACCGCGGATCTCGTTGACCACATCACCGGTGTCGTCCCGCTTCTTGCACTTCACCGTGATCTGTAGGGGCAGGTTGTGCAGCTCGATCGAGTCCTTGGGCTGCAGCACCCCAACCGCCCGGCAGATCGCCGACAACTCGCCCTGGGCGATCTGGACCGCCTGACGGTTCGGGTTGTCGAGGTTCAGCCGCGACCAGATCATCCGGTTCTTGAACGGTCCATCGATCACCTGGAACGTGAGCTCCAGATAGTGGCCGGTTCCGCTCTTGGTCGGCTTCATCTGCGACTCGGTGATGACCGTGAGGTACTTGCCTGCCGGCAGCGGCTCGAAATCGGTCGCGGGGTCGACGTTGTTGGCATCGAAGCCATTGAGATTCGCCATGGCTACTTCGCTCCTTTGCTCTTGCCGCCCTGGGGCGCGGGGACAGGTTCGGGGCTGACGTGCTGGGCGTAGACGTTCCAGTCCAGCGGCATCTCTTCGGGGAGACTCAGGCGGTTCTTGGCCACGTGGGCGGGGCGCTCAACCGTGCGCAGGACGCGCTCGCCAGTGCCGATGCCCTGGTTGCGCTTGCGGTCGAAGCCCTCGTCGGTCTGCTTGGTGAAGACCTTGAACGTGGCGAACATGACCTCGTCGCACCACTCCTGGATGACCTGCGACGCTAGGCGGTGCAGCCGCGGCACGTAGCGATCGTAGCTATCGGTCTCGGGGTTCTCGAAGCGCTCGATCCGAGCGTGGGCGATCAGGACCGTCGTCATGCCCTTCTCGTTGCGCAGCGCCGACAGTCCCTCGAGGAACTCGCGCCACTGCGACATGGCGAACACGTAGCCCTTGGCGTAGCCGATGTCCTCGATACTCTCGACGTTCCGCTTGCGGCAGACGTCGGCCCAGATCAGACGTTCCAGCCAGTCCAGGGAATCGACCACGACGGTTCGATAGGGGTGCTCGTCGGTGTAGAGTTCCGACAGGGCCTGCATGGCCTGATCGAACGTCGTCGTGACTGGGAACTTGGCGCAGTTGATCTCGCCCAAACCGTCCTCGGTCTGGATGAACACGGGATTCGGCGCGCACGAAGCAAAGGTCGACTTCCCGATGCCGTGGGTGCCGTAGAGCATCACCCGTCTCGGCGCCGGACTTCGTCCGCTGGCCACTTGCTGCAGAAGTTTCACGGTCACCTCTCCTTCTTGGTTGAGGTTGAATGGGAAGCGGGCGGACCCAGGGAGTCCCGACGCGCTCGGGCGACAGCACGTCACGCCATTCCTCCCGCTTCCCGTGGCGATCAGATCCAGTCGAAAGTGCGGATGTCCTCGTAGCCCGTGAGCCACTCGTCCCGCTGCCGGCAGTCCTTCAGGCGCGCGATGCCCTCCTCGTTCTCCTTCTGGGCGAGACCGAGGACCTCCTCGCTGATCCGCCAGACGCCGCAGCGCAGCGGTTCGCGCTTCTCCACGGCGATCATGTAGACGGGGAGGTTCGTGGCGGTGACGCTGGCGACCATGGAGCGGTAAAAGGCCAGCTGATGGGCGTAGCCGTAGGCACGCGCATCCGTCTGCAGCCAGTCGAGGTTGTCGCAGGTCTTCAGGTCGACGATCCCGAGCTCGGGATTCAGCCAGTCCAGACGCGACTGGCACGGCAGGCCGCAGTACTCGGCCCGCACCACGCCCTCGGGGACGCCGTCAGCCAGAAGGGCCGAGGCGTGCTTATGGACCTGCACCGCCGCGCCCAGGCTCTCGATCAAGGCAGCCTGATCGTCGTCGAGCACGGGCTTGCCCTGCGCGTCCGCCCAATCCTGGAATGCCTTGGTGCGGCTGCCGAACGGCTGACCGGTCTTGGGGTTGATCGGCCCGCCGAACGCGTAGGTCTGCTCGTACACCTCGCGGCCCTCGAGGATCAGGACGTGCGCGGCCCGGCCGACGACGTACGCCGGGCGGTCCTGGTCCTGCACCAGCCCGAGTTCCTTCTTGTGGAAGAGCAGCGGGTTGCGCCGGAACTCGGCCAGCCTGTGGCTGGACAGGTACTTGCCAGCCTGGGCATGGTAGACGTCGGCCGGCTCGCAGATCAGGTCCTGGACGCTCCACGCGCGTCGATTGAACACTTCGGGCAGATTCATGAGTGTAGGTCCTCCGTTTCCGTCTTGGGCATGCGCTCGGCGCGGCTGACCGAAAAGGCCGCCTCGCCGAACTCCCGGATGGCAAAGCCCGTGAAGATGCGGCTGATGTCCTGGCCGACGACCGTGTCGGCATCGATCACGCAGGCGTGCTTCTCGGCGTCGAAGCAGTACTTCGCGTCGAGCCTCACGCGCGAATTGCCGTGCAGGCCCTCGACCGCCATCACGGCCAGCAGCAGCGTGCTCTCGATCTCGTCTGCCGGGGCCGAGGCCTCGAACTCGTAGCGATGGACTTCTCGGGTCATCGTTCTTCCTCTCCTGTGGTCCCGGGCAGTTCGCCCTCTGTGGGTTATCTACCCGGTCCCTTTTCAATGTGTCGGGTGCCATCGATGTATTCGCGCAGTCCGTTGTCCTCGAAGATCTTCCGCAGGCAGGCGATGCCCTTTTCGTAGAGCGTGCTGCGCGGAACACCGAGTTCGCGTGCGATTTCGGCTACGGTTCTGGTCTGCAGGCGGCGGGCGAGGTGACGCAGGTCCTCGGGCAGTTCATCCAGCACCAACGACAGGTCGAGCCTGAGGTCGATGCGTTCGGCCTCGGGGCGGTCGTAACGCGCGATCTCTTCGTCGAAGGCGTCCTGGCTGAGAACCTCGTCAAGCCCGCGCTGCTGGCCGCCCTGGTCCTCGACCTGCGCATCCAGCGGGCAGACATGCCGCCGGTAGTCGCGCTTCTCTTGCCGTTGGTGGCGGATCAGGGTGGAGACCTTGCGGTCGACGACGCGGGCCACGAACGTGCTGAGGCCCGCCTTGCAGGGGTCGTACTTGCCGAGGCGGCGCAGCAGATCCAGCATCATCTCCTGCTGCAGGTCGTCGTAGTCGTCGCGGCTAAACCCGTACTTGCCGATCAACTGCCTGGCTTTGTGCCGAATGACTTCACGGGCGTATCCGTCGAGGATGCGCTGCTTTGCGTTCTCCATCGGAACCTCTCCTGAGGCCGCGGAGAGGCGCATGGATGTCGCACGGAGCAGCGCATAGACCGGCGTGGCAGAGGCGCACGTGGATCGCCGTTACGGCGACACCCACATGCACCTCCACCTCGTGGCCGGTTGTATGTCTGGTGACGATCAGTCAGGGACGGGAGCGGGAGGGCTGGGCTCTAGGTCAGGTAGTCACCTCCTCCACCTGCATGCGGAAGGGCAGGCCATGCTGGACCTCCAGGCGACGCACCGTCGCGTTGCCGAGGGAGGCGAACGTGTCCATCAGTTCCTGGACGTTCGACTTCAGGGCGAAATCGGTGAGTCCGGCTTCGGGACGACGACCGTTGCCGGCGCCGAACTTCACGTCCCGGACAACGCGGGGGCGAGGCATAAGCACTGGCAGGCCGTCGCGGATCACAAGCCCTTCGATGTTGCCGAAGTTGAGTTTCTGCATCATTCCGACGAGCTCGGACTGGGCGGGCAAGAGTGTGGATTTCCTGGGAGGTTTCATGGCGGATCCTTCCTGCTGTTGGCTTCCTGGGGATAACCTGTGTGTAAAGTGTGTCCTAAACACTAAACACTGGGGACGAAAAAAAAGGCCGCAATCACGAGAACAGCCTGGGCTCCGGCACGCGGTCCAGAATCAGGCCGAGTTCGACCAGGCGGATCTGCATCGCCTGCGCCGAGACCGCAAACACCGGCGCCAACTGCCGCGCCGCCTCGACCGTGGGCCGCTCGTCGCTGCCAATTCCCCAACGGGCCTTCATGTCCGCGATCTCGTCGGCTGCGACGTACGGCTCCCGCGACCCGTAGATGGATTCCCACTGGGCATAGACCATCTCCTTCGGCATCAACAGGTATCCGGCGAAGCAGTCTGCCTGCCATTCCAACGGGCTCTTGTCACCCGACCGGCAGACCACCGGGCGATCCTCGCCCGCGAACATGGCCGCTTGCCATTCGGCCGATAGGTACCGTTGGCGGTGCAGCTCCCAATGGCCAATCTCGTGCGCGACGGTGAACCGGTACCGCCCCAACTTGGACGGGAACACGGTCGGATCGAGCGACTGGTCGATCTTCACCTCTCGAGACCGGAACCAGGTTGCACCCAGGACATCTCGGACGTTCAACAGCCGTGGGAGATCCTCGATATCGAACGTGAGGCCGAGATGGGCCTCAATGATCTCTTCGACTGGTACCGGCGGCTGAATGACTACATGATACTTCCTGCCGTAGTCGGCCAACAAGACCAGGGCACCATCTTCGATGGCTTTCTTGTGGACAAAGGCGTGGACAGGGCTGTGCACAGAGCTGCGGACAAGATGGGTATTGCGCGCCATGCGTGCCTCCTGCACTTCCTGCGCTCAGGACCGTTTCTTCATGTACCGTGTGATGCGTTCGAGATCGTCAGCGGTCAGGCCGCGGTCGCGTGCCGTCCGCAGTAGGTCGGCCATCGCCCTTGGCTCGGACTTGATGATCGCCTCGAGCTCGGGGTCGGTCCTGTTCGCTAGCGCGAGCAGTTCGTCTGCGTCGACTTCGAGCAGTTCCGCCATCTTGATGATGTGCTCGGCTTTCGGCGGGTCAAATACTCCTAGTTCGATCTTGCTCAGGAACGTGGCGCTGATACCGACTCTCTGTGCAAACTGCCTGAGGGAAAATGCGGGATCGACCGCCCTCTTCGCCTCGCGAAGATCGCGAATGCGCTGCCCGAATGTGGGGTTTCCTGCCATGGTTTCACCTCCTCGTCGTTGCCGCGCGGCCTCGCGTGGCCGCCTGGGCTGTCGGGTGTCGTCGCCCGTCCCTGTTTACTAAATACTACACGCTCTGGCATCCGTCAAGTGCCTGCTTGCTTCTCATGTATCGTGCTGTTGCGCAACGAGATATGGGAACATTTCCGGTTCACGGAGTCAATCCGGGAGCGCCGCTCTTAGGGCTCGCCACATCACCCGCTGCTTCCGCCAGTCCGGCACCGCAGCGATCGGCCGGACCATCTTCTCGGCGATAGAGGCCCGGCTTCCCTCCACGCGCGGCAGGTACAGGATCTCCTCCTGGATGTCCGGCGCCAGGAGAACCAGGCTCATGATCTGGGTCATGCGGGCGCGGGTCACCGCCGCCAATCGGGCCAGCTCGGCGTAGTCGGCGACCACCCCCTCATGGCGCAGGTCCGCCATGTGGATGGCCAGCGCCATCACGCGCGAGACACGCGGCACGCGGCCCAGCGTCGGCCGGTCCGCCACTACGCCCTCCTGAATCACCTTCCTGCCGCGATTCATGCTCCGGAAATAAACATCCTTCGTGATCTTCAGCGGCCGTGTCATGCGTTCTCCTCTGCCATCTCGCGCGAAAGCGTCTCGATTCCCGCCGGGTGAAAGGTCACCGCGACCGTGCCCTTGTCGCCGTCGTAGTCGACGCGCTGGACCAGCAGGCGGAGCACCCGCGCCTGCTCGCGCAGCGTGAGCGTCTCCCAGACCGGATCGAAGGCGGCCATGGCGCGCACGGCCTCCTTCTCGTCGACCAGTTCCCGGCCCAAGGCTGCCAGTTCCTCCCTGGTCACGGCGAGGCGCTGCTCCACGCCGCGAATGCGGTCCAGCAGGTCAGCCATGCGATCGGTGGCGGTGCCGCCCGCGCCGGCCAAACCCGCCAGGGCGCGCATCTGGGCATTGTGCCGACGCAGCTCGCGATCGAGGCCCGACTTCTCGGCCTCGAGTTCCTTGATTCGCGCCTTGGCCTCGGCCCGCGCCGCGCCCAAAGTCTCAGCCAGAAGCGCCGGATCGCGCCCGATGCCGCGCACCTGGTCGACCACGAACTTCTCGATCTCGCCAGCGGGGATCGACTTCGACGGGCAGTTGTGCCAACCGCGCTTCTGGGCCTTTGCGCAGACGTAGTACCGGTAGCGCCGGTCCTGCTTGGTCGTGTGCGTCGGGACCATGGCGCAGCCGCATGGCACGCAATTGATCAGGCCCTTGAGGATCGCACCGAACTGGTTGCGGACCTGGGCGCCACCGGTGGATCCGTTGCGTTTCAGGATCTGCCTTACCCGGCGGAACGTCTCATCATCCACGATCGACGGCTGTTCCCCGGCGTGAATCTCGTCCTTGTAGGTCAGCCGGCCGGTGTAAAGGACGTTGGTAAGTAGGCTGTAGAGGCTGTGCTTGTTGAATGGCGAGCCGCCGGACTCTCGCCCCTTCTTGTTCGTCCACTGCTTGTTGGTCCACCCCCGCGCGTCGAGCTCTGCAATCGTGGCGATGAGTGACTCGCGGTCCAGGTAGATCTCGTAGATGGTCCGCACCTGGGCCGCCTCAGCCTCGTTGACCAGCAGGCGGCCGCCCTTGGGGTCGACGTCGAAGCCGAGAATCGGCCGTCCACCGGACCACTTCCCCTTGCGGCGGGCCGCGGCGATCTTATCGCGGGTCCGCTCGGAGATAATCTCCCGCTCGAACTGCGCGAACGACAGCAGGATGTTCAGCGTGAGACGGCCCATCGAGCTCGTCGTGTTGAACTGCTGGGTCACCGAGACGAAGGAGACGCCGCGGTTTTCGAGCGCCTCCATGATGTGGGTGAAATCCAGGAGGCTGCGCGACATCCGGTCGACCTTGTAGACCACGACGCAATCCACGCGGCCGTCGTCGATGTCCGCCATCAGGCGCTTGAGCGCCGGGCGCTCCATGTTGCCGCCGGTATAGCCGCCGTCGTCGTACCGGTCGGGCAAGCAGACCCACCCCTCGCTCTTCTGGCTGGCGATGCAGGCCTCGCCTGCCTCGCGCTGGGCATCGAGGCTGTTGAACTCCTGCTCTAGCCCTTCCTCGGTGCTCTTGCGGGTGTAGATGGCGCAGCGAATCGTCGGGGTGTCGGGCTTCCTACCGGCCATCAGCGCACCCCGTCTCGCCCAACCTGAAGAAGTGGTACCCGTTCCAGTGCGTGCCGGTGACCTGCTTGGCCACGGCGCTCAAGGTCCGGTAGATGTCGCCCTCGTACTCGAACCCCTTTGGTAGGACCCGCACCTCGATGGTTTGGTTCTTGTAACGACGCGTGATGATCGCCCCAGGCATGGGCAGGCGATCGTCCTTGGGGAATTCAATCGGGGCGGTGTCCGTTTCGCCAACGGCGGCGATTGGTCGCGGCCGGGGCGCAGTCAGGCGGACGTCGGATTCGGCGGCCAATTCGCGGGCGCGCTGGCGAGCACGTTCGGACAGGCCGCCTTCCTGATTGGCCTGCATGCGCCAGACGATGCGCCGGATCAGGAACTCCTTGTGCCGGGATGTCGTGTCCTCGCCAAAGATCGCAGCGTACTTCCGGCGCAACTCCGACACCGTCATGCGCTTAAGTGCTGTCATTTCCTTCCCGATGTTCAGCGCCATGGTGGAATCTCCTCTCATGTTCTCGGCTCGGTTAACCTGGACACATGAGGGTCGCCGGGCGCGGACACATCAAGGGCTTTCTGGGCAGTCGAATCGGGCGTGGAATCGCAGGCTGCGGGCGCCACATTACATGCGGTGCGCAGGCGGAGCAGGCCGCGGCCGAGGATGACGGCGACCTCCTGGCGGCGCTTTGTGGGGGTCAGGGCATCGGTGGTCGAATGCGGCATGGGTCGTCTCCGGGTGGCGGTCACACCTCTGGTGTTTACCTACCCGGGGACGGTTCGATGTGTCGAAGAATCGTCTATGAGCCTGGCAGTGGCCGCGATGCAGATCGC